GTATGAGCCTTAGCCCATTTAGAGAAACGTTTCTTCTTACGAACAGTATTTAGTAAAAAATCAAATTGGAGTTTATTGTCCAAATGATGGTGAATATTCATCTCATTAGCCAGACCTACTGTGTCTGGGAAATAAGATAGTGATCGGTTGACCATATAAGGAACATATTGCTTCTCAGCAAGATCGTCAACCATTAAGTCCTTTTTAGATAAGTTGATTGCTGTTACGAACTCAAATGGGTTCATTAATTCCACTCCGCAGATGCCATAAGCTCAGTCATACATGCAACTACATTAAGTTCATGATCAGCAACAAACGCATTCTTATATTGATAATCAGCTAATATAAGAACGACCTGTGGGATGCTATGAGGTTGTAGATAATCATTCATATTATCGTAAATTTTACGGAATATAGCCTGAGGTTCCGTATCAATATTATCGACAACCCACTGACGCATCATCTTAAAGTTTTTATCCTTCAAGAAAGTCATGAGAGATTTGATACTCTCATTAGATAGGTTTACAAGTATCCCTGAATCAATACTACCAGAAACACTATAGCGCTGACATTCATTGAGAACACGGCGGTAATCAGGAAAATATCTATTAACCAATTCCGCCAGTACTGGCTTAGCATAAGTTACTCCTTCCCTATTAAGGATCTCTGTTGTGCGTTCAAACATTAGAGAAGCAATCGTAGGCTTCTCACCGTTTGGAATAGTAAAGTCATATACACTGCATCGTGAGTGTAATGGTTCAATGATTCTATTCTTGAAGTTACAAGTTAGAACAAATCGGCAGTTATTACTGAACTCCTCAATGAACCCACGGAGAGCGGGTTGGGTTGACTGAGGGTTCAAGTAATCTGCCTCATCAAGGATGACAACTTTGTGTCCACCTTGGAGAGAAACCGAAGATGCAAACTGTTTGATCTTACCTCTTAGAGTGTCAATATTACCTTCTTCGGAACCGTTGATAATGATAAAGTCGAGACCTAACTCATTACACAACGCTTTTGCTACCGTAGTCTTGCCTGTGCCAGCTGTACCACTGAATAGCATGTTGGGCATCTCGCCAGCCTCAAGGATCTTCTCAAAGGTTGTCTTAAGCCCAGTAGGGAGGATTGTGTCCTCAATCTTTTGTGGTCGATACTTCTCGACCCATAGAAATTCATCATTCATCATAAACTAAACCATCTCACTATACCCAATATATCAATTGGGATGAAAAACATATTCTGTATCATCATAGGCCAATCCCTACGAATCGCAAATAAGAATCCCAGGACAATGTGGCCGGAGAGAAAGAGAACGAATGCCCACTTTGTCTCTGGGATGTTCAATGACGCCAATGTTCCAGCTGTGAGGAACAAAGTCGTACCTAACCATTTTACGAGAGTGTCAATATTCACACAAACCCTCGTATGTATCCTCTACCCATTCAAGAGGAATATTAAGACGATTCGCAATATCTTGAAAAGTCTCATTACTAAAGCCATTCATTACATCAACGACTGCATCTTCAATATCTAAAATCATATTACCCATAACTGACATTATACACTCTCCTTACTTAAAAGTCCACGCTTTTGTTATATTATTTGCTTCACACCAACGAACGAATAAACCTTCCTCACGACCATGAGCTTCGATCTCCCAAGGCTCATCATAGTAATCCATATCACCTACCCACTGACCATTCCAACGCATCTTAGCTGTACGCATTGATTGATATAACTCACCACGAGCATATTGCTTAACATGAACAAGCTCATGAGCAAGAGTAGTTAATAGATCACGAAGTTTAAGACCACGAGCAAGTGTTACAGTAAACTCACGAGGACGATCAGCTCGCTCGCCATCCTCAGCCATGCAATAACCAAACGCATCTGACTTCTTGATCTCAACTGTGATATCAAGATTCTTCATACGAGGCATCAATTTATTGATAGTGAATTTAGCCAGGCTCTTGATCAGAGTCTCTTGACTTTTTGTTGCACCTGTTACTGTAATGTTCATATCGCTCTCCCAATTGTTCATGTAGCCATTATACCTCAGGTTGACCAAAAGGTCAACGCTGAGCTCCGTTTTTATTTTCTAGCTAGAACAGCGTTAGCATCAAAAACTGAGAAGAAGATTGGCTTAGCAACTTGCTTACCGTTCTCATCTTCAACTTTTTCAGTCTTTGAGAAACGAACTAGAGTAGCGCAAGATTTAAGACCTTTAAGCTTCTTACCAGCAATACCTAGATCACGAGTAGCTTGTTTGAAAGTAACAACAGCATCAACACCAGCAGCCATTAGAGTAGCAGCGTTTGAACCAGTGTATTCTCTTTTAGTAACATAATTAATCATTTCGTTCTCCTGTTTTATTTAATTATGTGTCCATTATACATCGGTCTTTTCAAAAAGTCAACAGGTAAATCGAAAAAAAATGAAAAAAAAACCACCCGGTGAGGGTGGCTTTCTTCTATTCGTAAATTCGAATATTACTTAGCAGGCTGTGCTGGGAAGTTGTAGTATGGACGCTCATAGCCATAACCACGACCGTAGTTCTGACCACGGAATTGGTTGTCTGCACGACCATTAAAATCACCGTCTGCTTGAGCATCACCAGAGAAGTTCATACCGAAGTTGAAACCACCTTTAGCTTTGCCGTTGCCTACTGCTTTACCATTACCTTGGCCAAACTGTACAAAGTCGTTTGAACCATAGCCATCGTTAAAGAATGCGAATGACTGAGTTGATGCCAAGATTGCTGCGATTGCGATTAATTTTTTCATTTTAGTTTCCTCAAGTTTAGTTTAAGATTTGAATTGAATGTGCATCGACTTCAAATATGGATCACAACCTTTATCTTCTAGTCTGGTCATTAACCACATTTCAAATGCATCTTTGTCTTCGAAAGTTCGAGTGAATTCATATGACTTGAATGGTAACTCTCTATCAAAAGTCACTACCACTTCTTCAGCCATAACATCCCTCATAAACATAACAGTGATGAAGACATACGCTGCTATGCCAATTACTAAAGCACCTACCCATCCAGGGCAGTTTTTTTCATTGCAGTTGTTACTTGGTAACATATTTTTTTCTCCTATTAGAATATTATTGAATACGGATATTATACAGTATTCGTCCCCAAAAGTCAACTGTTTTTTATTCCCTATGCTTTATATATATCAGAAGTCCCGGATATATGGAACTTTTTCGATTGAAATTTTGTATCGTTACAATACATTTGATAGATAACCCCTCCGAAGAGGGGTCAGGTGATTAACCTACGATTGACTCGTAGATATCGGATACCTCTTCAAAGATGGCTTGCTCTTCTGAGATATTTTGTTTGTGGAAGATACGAGCTACTTTGCGCATATACTTCTTTGGAAGGCCGAATTCATCTTCCATACGAAGCAGACATTCTTTAATGTAATCAGCCTCTGCCTCCGAACGAGTCATAGAGTTAGAGATCTCAGTAAGAATGTTTTGGATCTTCTGCTTATCATC